ACCAGTCTGCGATTGAACTGTCTGAAGTCTTTTAAATCACCGTTGATCAAACTGTCGTTGAAGTAATAGTTGGTACATTCATGTTGATGATAGTAGTTCACACACTCTTCAAACAACTGGTCCCCAGGTTTGCTACGGAATCCGCCAGCATACACCGGCCAATCACAAAACGAACATGATCGCACACAGCCGCGACTGCTTTCCAGCGGCAACTGGCCATCTGAGTAGCCACTGTGATAAGCACGGACGTCATGATCAGAAAAGTCGTAAAACGGTACTTCACTCATCTCACTGCGTTCAGCAAACACATCCGAGTTGATGCCTGGATAAGTGTGATTGCCACGCAACAGTTCGGGCAGTGTTTTTTCTGCTTCGCCTTGAATGTAATAGTCTATTAATCCTTGGCTCAATAACTCTTTGGCAAAGTAAGGATTTTCGTTGAAACTGGTATTCTCACTTTTGGTCATGCCCTGCCCGCCTATCACAATCTTGGCAGTGGTAGCCACACGCAGAGCACGAATAAAGTCCCTGGCAAAGTTTTGACATTGCCAAGTAAAGATACTGATCAAGATCCATTGAGAATCAAGTGCAACAATGCGCTGAATCCATTGTTCTAAAAATTTTTGATAACTGATTTTTGTGGCGGCAGACAGTGTGATGTTGTCTGTGTACAAGTATCTGTCCAGTTCTTGAAACTGTTCTGCACCGTAATCCACAGCAAAACGGTTGAAGAAGTCAATGTTGATATCCAGCAAACGATTGCTGTAGTTGTGTGAGGTCAACAAACTTTTGATCAGCGCGGTGCCTGCGCTGGGTCTGCTGGGTGCCATTCTAGGTATAGTGACAATTACTGCGTCCATTTATGCGATATCTACATCCGTGTTGTAACTGGTAAAACCGTTTTCTTTCACTACCTTGAGTATGTTCTCCACACGTCCGGCTAGCTCATCTCTATGACTCACAAGCCAAATGCTCTTGTGACGTTCACGAGTCATTTTCTTCAACAGCGCCAAACTGGCTTCTACACCCTGTGTGTCCAAGCCTGAGTCAATCATCTCGTCAATGAACAAGATGTTGATAGGGTGATACAAACTTTCCCATACATCACGGAATGCCCATGACATACTAAGAATCAAGCGATTGCGTTCACCACGACTCAAGTTGTCAAAGTCCAGTTCACGTCCCAGTTCTTCAATGCTCACACTTAGATCGTTTTGAAACTTCACAGTGTGTGGCAATCCAATGCGATCCAAGTAGTACGTGAGCCTTGCATTCAGGTAACTCAAGTTCTGATCGATGATCTTCTTGCGAACAAAACTATCTTTACTGGTCAATAACTTTAACAAAAATTCTTGATGGTCTTGTACTTTGGTCAGTTCGTTGATTTTGTTGTAGTCTACTGTCTGCAGAGCTTGTTGTTGCATGTCTTCAATCTGTTCGCTATAAGGATCAGTTTCGGCATGTTTGCTGGTAATCTGTTGTAGTAAGTTATTTACCTGGGTGGAGTGTTTGACGGCTTGCGCTTCAGTGTCGTAATGTGTGACAGGAGGCGCACCCAGTTCTGCAGGCACATAACCTGCAAGTTGTTCAACATAAGGATCTGTTTCTGCTTGTTTGTCTGTGATCTTCTGCTGAATATTTTCCAATTCGCTACTGTGTCGAATTGCTTCTGCTTCAGTTCGATAATGTGTTGTGGGTTGGGTGCCCAACTCGCCTAATTTCGACAATGCATCTGTGTTTTCTATCCATTGGCCGTTGGTGGCCAAATACTGCAATGCAGATTCTTGTAGCAATTTACGCTTGGCTTCTAGTACAGATTCATGAGCACCATCGTGGAACTCTTGACCACACGCATAACACTTGTGTGCTTCTAGTTCAGCAATCTCTGCCTTTAATTTGTCAGACGTCTTTAGTTCTCGTGCTTCATCTGCTACACATCTAGCAATGAGTTTTTCAAGTTCAGCAATGTCCTTGGCCCGTTGATTGTATGCAGCCACGTCTTGGTGTGCTTGCAGTTCTGCGGCAATGTCAATATGACCGAGTTGAACGTAACTGACTTTTAACGCTGCAATCTCTTTGGCTTGTGTCTGTTGCCATGCAGTTTGATATGCCAGTAGTCGATCATGTGCATCTGCTTGTTTTTTACGTTCGTTCCACACAGCAAGATCCTTGTGTGCTAGTAGTTCTGCTTCAATGTTAATTCGTGCCAGATCATCGTACTGACCCACTAGGTATGCCAAGTCACTGTCGTATTTCTTTTGCCACAGGCCTTGCCGCCGGCGCAGACTTTCAATTTGTTCTTCAATGCGTTTGTTGGCTTCTTGTACAGCACGTACTCTAAACTCTTCGGCTGTGATTGAATCTTTTGTGGCTTTGTTTAATTCTTTGATGCGTTCAGCACGTTCGCTCAACACTGTAATGCCCAACAACTGCTCAATTATGGTACGTTGTTCGTTGGCCTTCAAACTCAGGAAAGGTTCTGTATAGGTGTTCAAGGCCAAGATGTGCTTGAACATGTCATGGCTCATGCCAAACACATGTTCAATGGCATCCTGTGTTTCGCGGCTGTCGCCTTGTGCATCATCTGTGGCAGTTTGTTCTTCGCTGTCTACGTAGAAACGTAGCACATTGGGCTTGCGCCCACGTTCAATTTTGTATGTTTTACCGTTGACAGCAAAGTCTAGGCTGACCAACATGCCTTTGCCATTGGTTTTGTTTACTAGATTGTCCTTGCGAATGTTACTGAGTGCTTGCCCATACATGGCATAACTCAAGGCATTGATGATTGTGGTCTTGCCTGTGCCATTGCGGCTGCCGTCACCACCCAGATCCAAGTTTTCACCTAGTACCAACGTTAGGTCTTGACGGTCAAAGTCAATGCCTTGTGTGGCCGCACCCACACTCATAAAATTTTTAACAGTGAGATTTTTAATTTGTATCATATTCTAAAATGTATAACCAAGTTTGTTGGCTAAAATTGCAGGCCACGCCTGTGTAGCGGGCAAATCTAAATCGTCACCGTACGTATGACTACACCCATTGAAATATAATCTCATGAGTGTGAAGTGATCAGTTTAATTTGAATCATTGTAATATTATATACTAAAATCTTGATTTAGCCAAGAGAACTGGTCTTGCCAACTGGTGTTTCGTCGAAAATCTAATTGTGTTAAGTATTGTTTTAATTTTTCAATACCTAACACATTTAGTTGAGAGTTAGCTAATGTATTTGCAATACCTTGCATACACTGTAACTGATCTTGTTGTGCTTCGGTATCAGTTGGCATTAATTCAAGTACACGTTCAAAGTCTCGGGCAAATACATCAGGACCAAAATTGTAAATGTCGTCAATACCGCCTGTGGTATTAAAACTATACAGTATCGGTTCAGATTTCCATCTACCAGCAACTTTGGTTTGTTCTTGATTCCACTTGTTAATTTTTTCAATCAAAGATGGCAACTGTTTGACTGTGAGTGCAGAAATTGCACTATTAATTGATACCTCAATCCAAGGACGATTAAGTAAAAATTCAAAATTCTTTTGCCAAAGATCAAGATCAAGTCCCCATCTTACATATTTTTGTTCAGTGCCCCAACAATCTAGACTGGCTGTTAGTTGTAGTTTCCAAATTTTATTTGATAACACAAGTCGTTCGAACTTTTTAATATAATTTACAAATCTTGAATGTGGTATATTAAGATTAGTGATTACGCTAAACACCAAATCAGGATTTCCATGCTGGTCCCAAAAATCAATACTGTCATCAAGTTCTTTGAGTAAGAATGGCTCCCCGCCTAATACATGATAACGTTGTATAGTTTTGTAGTGATCATCCTGTGCCAACCACTGCCAAAATTTAGCCACCATATCATCATAGTGAGTGTTGTTTTGTGCCCGCTGATTAGAATATGGCCCAGAATCTAATTCAAATTCTCCATTGAATCGTCGATTTTCGTCTTCCCACTTGCTACTAAAGTGCGGTCCGCAATAGACACAGGCCATGTTGCAAGTGTTGTTAAAATAAACTTCTAAAATGGTTGGAGTAACTGCGGTTTCGGTTGCGTTGTTGTGCAGTTCTGGCGGAACCAACAATTTATTTTGAAGTTGATTTAAATTTGATTCACGATCACTTATTCCATCATGTTCTTCAACAATTTTACAATATTCGCATCCGGAACCTGGCCATTGCCCATCAAGCATGATTTTTCTAGCACGAACCTTGTCTGGTAGATTGTGAAAATTGTCAAAGTTGTTGGGATCTATGGGATATCGTTGTGTTCTATGACAAGATGCAGAAGTACCACTGTTAAAAAATATTGTACTCCAATTCCATTTCAATAGACATGCAGTGTCTGTGTTGATTGGAAAAATTTTATTTGTCATAAGTTTTGGTATATTTGCAACAGCAATTTGTTGTCGTAGAATTCTGATTCAATGTTGGTAAGTTGGTCAGTGACAATTTGATCCACTGACTCAAATTTCACATCGCCTGGTGCAAGGTCTACATCCACACTGGCAGTTTTGTTGGGTATCAGGGCCATTTCACGCAGACTATAATCCTTGATAAATGTTTCTTTGATAAAGTTGGCTTCTTCGTAAGAGATCTCAATGTCCAAGTTCACACGCACATGCATTTTGGGTGCAAGCAACGTGGCTGCATTGTCAATCAAGTTAGCAAGACCGTAAACTCTGTACTTGGGTTGATTGGGCCATGCATGGAACTCGGGCTCTTTGCCCCATTCTAATATCATCATGCCACGCTCGTCATCTCCAGCATCGGCATAGTTGTGTGGAAAACAGTTGCCAATGTAGGTGATGTTGTTGGCTGTTTGACGTTTGTGGAAGTGGCCAGTGAACACATGATCAAATCCGCCAAAGTCACCACGCTGTACTGTGCCATGATCTGGCATCTGTACCATGGCATTCATATAGTAACCGGGCAATTCAAAGTGCCCAAACATGTACTGACCTTTTAGTTTGGGAATACGCTTGTGGTCATCGCCACACAACCAAGGAGCGATAACCACGTCGCCGCTATTAAACCAATCGTTACATATGACCACATTCGGAAGATGTTTAGCCCACTCCACGCTTTGAATGTCACGTTTATCGCGATAATATAGATCGTGGTTACCAGGGATAAAATAAACAGTGTCAAAATTTGCATTCATGTGCTCCAATGCTCTTAAACTATAACTCAGGGTAACAATATTCAAACTGGCCCTGTTGTTGTGCCAGTCACCAAGAAACAAACAGGTTTCGCAACCTTGTTCCTTTGCAGTAGCAGTGGCCCATTTAACAAAATCCAAGCAGTCGTCATTATGCATTTGACTGTTGGATTTTAACCCGAAATGTATGTCTGTGAAGACCGCAGCCTTTTTGAATAGATTTGTCATCTTTCTATTATACTACTCTTCGTAGGTAGTTACAACCGGACCGGACATGGCTGCCATGCTTGCTTTGCCAGAGTTTTGGCGTGTCCACGAAGGGTTGAGCCCGTTCATTTCAAGAATGTCATCACGGATGTTTTGATTTTTCTTTTCAATGTTCAGGATGCGAGTAAAGCTATTAGTGATAGCGGCAGTATAATACGCAAAAGGGTTCTGCGATTTTGATTCGTCGAATTGCAGTCCAATTTGACTGAGTTGTAACAAGGCCTGTCCGCGCATTTCTTCATTGTATGTGTATCCTCTCCAGTTTGATCTTGTGGCATAACGTTCGCACAGTTTCATAAACATAGTGGCCAGTTTGCGTGTCATGTTGCCATGATCTTTAGAAAACTCGCCTGAGTCCAAATCACCCTTCCAGTGGCTTTTGCCCACCAGCACAGGGTTTTTGTCCTCGTCTAGTCGGTAGTGCCAGAACGGGGGAAAGTTCACTCGCATGTGTGTGGGATCCAGCACAACATCCTCAATCAAGTCCGCTAGTGGGTCTTCTGTCACGTCATCTAAGTCTAGTATGTCTTCAATTTTCTTCTTTTTGGCAGCAGTTTTAGGCACTTTCTTGGGCGCCATGGGTATGTGTTCCCAAGTCATGATACGGAAAACCACCTCCGTATTTGGTATTTTTTTGGGATCAATCACTTCACCAGTTTCACGTTTGTGGCGGTCAGCACGATTACGGCGTGCTTCTGCCGTGGTCTTTTGATTGATTTTGCTTACTGAGGGCAGGATCATGTCAAACTGATGATCAGTTGTTCTGTCCCGAAAACTACAGTAGGTGTTTTTGCTGAGATGTATTTCTTTTAAAATGTCACGGTTGTTAAGGTAGTTGACCTTGGCTGCGGGTTTTGCGATTAGTGTCATCGGCGGGGTTTCTCCAGATATGTACTTATTGTAGCACATTTACAACAGTTGTCAACCTGATCTTAAACTACGTGGTTAAAAAAATGGGTAAATAAGGCATAGGAATAAAAAATGGCCACCACAAACGCCCCTGCTGAACAAAACCCCGCAGTTGACCCAGAACTGCCTCAGCCACCAACAACTATACCAGGAGCGCCTGTAAGGGATCCTGCGCCATTGTCGCCGTTGGAAACAGGCAACAGCAATCCGTTGCCTCCAGTGACCAATGTAGTTGTACAACCTGAACTTGTGCCACTGGTGCCCACTGATGTGAACCCATTTGGGCCAGTGACCAATGTAGTTGTAGAACCTCCACCTGTGCCAATAGATCTAGAAACAGTGCCAGACAGTGCGAATCAGTCCAGCAGTTACATCGGAGCACCTGCACCTGTATCTATATCACCGTTTGGCGGTGGCGCCTTCAACAATGCAGCCGCAAGAGATCCTGAAGCAGCAGTAGATGCAGTGGCGGCTGCTGAAGCAGCTCAGCAAAGAGCAACAGAACAGAGACTACGCGAACAACAGGCCATACAAGCACAGTTTCAATCTCCAGCTAATGGTGACTGGCGTGTGAAATTAAAGTTATCGCCAAATGCAACATACTTGTACAAAGACAACGCCGCAAACTCAATTTTGGCTCCACTAGCAGCCAGTGATGGCGTGGTATTTCCTTACATGCCCGACATACAAACCACATACAATGCCAATTATGACACGTCAGATCTAGTACACAGCAACTACCGCGGATATTTCTACAAAAATTCATATGTGGGTGATATCAACATCACTGGAGTATTCACTGCACAAAACACTCAAGAAGCCAACTATCTCCTGGCAGTGATACATTTTTTCCGTTCAGCCACAAAAATGTTTTATGGAGAAAAAGATTCATTGCGCGGTGCACCGCCGCCCTTGGTATATTTGTTTGGGCTAGGACAATATCAATTCAATGCACATCCTTGTGTGATTCGCAGTTTTAACTACAGCTTGCCTAATGATGTAGATTACATTAGAACCAAACCCAACAACTACAATGTAAATTTAAATGATACATTGCCCAAGACAGAAAGCGGCGGCAACCCCATATCTGCAGTGATCAGCAGATTGAGAAATGCATTGTTGCCCAAAGGAGCACTACCCAATGTTCCACAAGAATTATTGACAGTGAGTCAAAGTGTTAGCAACATAGACAACTCAACTTATGTGCCTACCAAAATCACAGTGACCGTCAGTTTGTTGCCCATACAAACAAGAAGTCAACAAAGCCAACAATTCAGTGTCAAGGGATTTGCCAATGGTGACTTACTCAAAGGAGGGTTCTGGTAATGGCCAATTATGATTCGACCAGTCCTTATTTTCTCACAGGATACAATCAGTTTTATCTTGACGTCATGGTGGACAGACCCATACCCAAAGAAAGCGATGATTTGAGTTTTAGCATCAACTTGACATATCAATATCGTCCTGATTTATTGGCACATGACTTGTATGGTGATTCAAGGCTGTGGTGGGTATTCTATCAACGCAATCCCAACACACTCACAAAGCCCCCAGTGGATTTTGCAGTAGGTACCACGATATACTTGCCTAAAATTACCACACTTAAATCTGTGTTGGGATTCTAATACATGGCAACTACTGCACCGCCAACTCTCCCAGGCGCACAAGATCCAACAGCAGGCGCTACATTCAATATTGCCACTAACTCTGTTAATGCAAATAAAGTACCTGCTGATGGCGGTAGTTTATCCGAGGTAACAGTCACCGCAACTCAAACTCGTGTGGATGTGGCAGGCAATCTGTCAGCCAGAGATGACATAACTCCTCAACCCAATGTGCTGGATAGATTTGCCAGTTATACCTACAGTGCCAGTGTGTATTTGATGAGTGCCAAGCAGTATGAAGGTTTGTTGCTCAGCAATAAAAAGAATATCAACGGATACTATTTGTTGTTCCAAAGCGGCGGCGCACCTACCAACAAAGGCGGATTCTTGGGCCAACTGTCAGGCATCACCAATGAAAACGGTTCTGTTGGCGCGGGAGATATCAATGATCTTAATAAGGAAGGCAAAGAGGACTATGGTAGAAACCCTGCGTTCCCACAAGACTTTTATATTGATTCTATTACCATAGACAATGCATTGCCAGGTCAACAGACTCAAGCCGCACACATGGTCACCGATTTAAAGTTCACAGTGGTAGAACCAGGCAATATCTCATTGCTGGACCGATTGTATCGTGCAGTTCAAGATACTGGGCAAGTAAATGATCTCAATCAACCAGTCAACTACACAGCAGCAGTTTATCTCATGGTCCTACGTTGGTACGGATATGATATTGATGGCAACTTGGTGCAAGTGGGTGCTGCTGATCCCAACACAGGACTCACCGATCCCAATGCTGTGGTTGAAAAATTCATACCGTTTCTTATCAAGAAAATCAACTGGAGTGTGAGTTCTAAACTGGTCACTTATGATTTCGAATGTGCGCCAGTGTCACAAATGGTTGCTGGCTACACACGTCGTGGCACAATACCTTATGATGCACAATTCACTGCGTCATCGGTGCGTGAGTTGCTGGGCGGCGAATTGCAATTTGTTACTACACCTGTTGCAGTTAATAATACTTCAAGTAGTTACACTAGTTCTCCTCCCAAAGCATCAGGTGCTCCTACCTCTAGTCAAACAGTCAAACAAGGACTCATGCAGGCCATGAATAGATATCAACAAGAGTTGGTCAAAAAAGGCAAATATGAAGTGGCTGATACTTATTCCATAGAGTTTGATGAAAACCCCGAGGAGCCCAATCTCAACATTGCTGATGCAACGTTGAGATTGCCTGGCAGCACAGTTACTCAAAGTAGAACGTCGATGAACGTTGCCCCCAGCCAAGATGCCAATCAGTCATTGAATCCCGACACTGACGCAATGAAGATCAGCAATCGCAACTGGAGTGTCACTGCTGGCATGCAAATAATACAAGTGATTGATCTAGTGATTCGCAACAGCAGTTACATTGCCAAACAACAATTGACCACCATAGATGCCAATGGTGTTGAACGACCTGATGCTCAAGCACAGAAAAACCCCATGTCTTGGTTTAAAATAAGCATGGAAGCGAAACAAGGCAAGTATGACAAACTGCGCAGAGACTATGCTTACAATATTACATTTGTTGTGACACCGTATACTCTGCAAGACTTTGACTCGACATATTTTCCGTTGACCAAGTTTCGTGGAGTTCATAAATCATATCCTTACTGGTTCACTGGACAAAATACTGCGGTATTAGATTTTACTGCCAACTTCAACAATCTTTATAATTTAACTGTGACAGGCACCAGCCCAGAAGAATCTGGCACCGCAGCCATACGTAGAAATTTCACATCCAGCATGAGAGACATAGCCAAATATACCTATGCAGCCAGCAGTACAGAAAACAGAACAGGTGAAGAAGGCCGAGCACTAGAAGCACAGGCCAATGCCGCCGAGTATCTTTACAGCCCTGGCAACATGGGGGATGGGTCTCTGCGTATTATTGGCGACCCTGCTTGGATACAACAAGGCAGCATGGCTGGCCGAGTAAATGTCAGCGACTTCAGTTACTCTGCATTTTTACCCGATGGTACCATAAACTTTGATGCACAACAAGTGATGTATGAAGTTGCCTGGCAACGGCCAAATGATTATGATTTAAACACTGGCCTAGCAGATCCTTATGCAGGTGGTGATACAAAAAATCGACTGCCGATACAAAGTTCAGTGTACCTTGCAACCCGAGTGATCAGTGAATTCAAACAAGGCAAGTTTGAACAAACCATCAAAGGTTCTTATTTTCGCTTTCCCAAACCTGATGGGTCAAACACTGTGGGCAAGTCAGCCTCGACTGTGGCAACCAATGGTGCATCTTTGAGGGAAGCACAAAACAGAGCAGCAGGCAATGACAGTGTGGCAGAAAATCCCATCTTGTCTAGACGAAACGCACAGTCTTCGTCGGCAGCATTGTCCAGCGGCAACTCTGCACTGGACAACGGTGTAAAAACTGCGGCAGCGGCTGTTGAAAGTGGTACTCTTCCAGCGGCTGTGCAACAAGCAACAAACATTGCTGGATCGTCTCCACCGTCAGCGGTGAACAACAACAGTTCAATTGCACCATCAGCATATCCACGAGCACCCACTGGTTCTGGGGTCAACCCCATTACATTTGGTGAAGCAGCGCCCCAGATGTTGAATACCAACCCGTTCGCCAATGCAGGGCGTACACAGACCATAGTAAAAGAAGCATAAGGAGCAACTTTGTCAGAAGAAGTACAACGCAGTAGAGGCCGTCCCACAAACTACAAATTAGATCGTGGAGGTGTACCAGCAGAGTTTGGTCCATTCTCGGGCATTGTGATGAACAATTCAGATCCCACACGAGCAGGACGTTTGCAAGTGTATATCGAAACATTTGCTGGCATTGACAAAACTGACAGGACCAAGTGGATCACAGTGAGTTATTTGCCGGGGTTCTTTGGATACACACCAATGGGCAAAACGGCCGACAATGACTTTGGTTCTTATCCAGGCAACCAAAATTCATATGGCATGTGGTTTACACCACCAGACATTGGCATTCAGGTGCTGTGTGTGTTTGCCAATGGTGACAGAAATCTAGGATATTACATTGGTGTTGTTCCAAGCAACGGCATAGGCCACATGGTACCAGCCATTGGCGCAGTCAGAAGTTATGTGTCAGGTAACAAAAATCAAGAAACATACTTTGTTGATGCACCGCTGTTGCCAGTCACCGAGATCAACACCAACAACAATAGCATTGTAAATGCTCCTGAATTTTTTAAGCAGAAAAAACCTGTGCAAGGCGTGGTAGCGCAAGCATTGTTTCAACAAGGCATCAGTGAAGATATAGAACGTGGTCCTATACAGTCCAGTAGCCAAAGAGAAAGTCCCAGTGCTGTGTTTGGGGTAAGCACCCCAGGCGTTGCTGTGTATCAAGGTGGTATGAGTCCTGATGATCTTCGTAAAAAAGTACAAGCCGGAGAACTCAAACCTGAAGATGCACGAGTGATCAGCCGCATGGGCGGCCATACCTTGGTCATGGATGACGGTGACATCGACGGCAAAAATGCCTTGTTCAGATTGCGCACAGCCAAAGGGCATCAGATCACAATGAACGACTCAGGCAACTTCTTTTACATATTGCATGCCAATGGACAAACTTGGCTGGAGTTTGGTCAAGAAGGCACAGTAGATGTGTTCTCAACCAACTCAGTGAATATACGCACACAAGGCGACATCAACTTGCATGCTGACCGTGACATCAACATGTATGCCGGAAGAAATTTAAAAATGAAAGCCATGTCTAACATTAACCTAGAAGCCGATGCTGACCTCACTGCCACGGTGAAAAAAGACATAACCATTTACAGCAACGCCAGGATAGGAATCAAAGCCGACGGATCAATGGCATTGCAAAGTGCCAGCGGTTCTTGGGCTGGCGGCGAGTCACTGTTGTTCACTGCTGGTGGCATAGACTTGAATGGGCCCACAGCACCGCCTGTGACTGCGCCTAAGCCCATACAAAAAACCACCATGGACGATGTGACTTTCAGTACAAGCACCGGGTGGAAAGTAGAAAAAGACAAACTAGAAAGCATTGTTACCCGAGCGCCCACACACGAACCATATCCTTATCACAACAAGGGTGTGGCAGTGGAAAATAAATTTGAACCAGGCAAACCAACACCACCGCCAGGTGCACCGGCTGTGCCAGCCGGCGTGGAGATTTCGGCCAAATGAGTATTTTTAATTTTACCAATCCGGTCAATGGGCAACTTTTTGAAATCAAAGGCCCACCAGGGCTCAGCCAGGAACAGGCCAAGGCCATATTTGACAAACAGATCAGCAGTGGTAGCCTTGTGGGGTTCAAAAAAGGTGATGTACTCAGTGCCGCCACACAGGCTGCTGATGGGCTGGCTGGCGCTCAAGCACAACTGGCACAAGCAGCCAAAGGCATTGGTGGTAATCTAACAGGAGCCATTAAAAATATACCAGGAGTTGGTGACATAGCAGCACAAGCACAGTCTGTGGCCAGCAAAACACTGTCAGGAATATCAGCCGCTGTGAGCAACTTGCCAGTGACCAACGGAATCAATGTGGCCGATTTTGCCAAACAAGGTGCGGCTCTAGTGCCTATACAGGGATTGAGTATACCTGATGTTACCGCTGCCATGGCTTCGGCCAGCAAACTTGTGGGACAGGCATCGAGCGCAATATCAGATGCCTTGGGTGCAGGAAAATTTGGATTTGATGCATCACAGTTGGAATCTGTTGGAGTGCTCAAACCAGGCACCGCAGCCACGTTTTTGAAACAAGGCATTAATTCACTAACTGATGTGTTGAAAAGTCCCGCAGTGTTCACCGGCAAAGATGGCATCAACAACTTAGACAGTTTGTTGGGGTCAGTGTCAACGCAAAATGGTATTCAACAACAACTTATGAGTCAAGGACTCAATGCAGTCAAACAACTGGGCATACCTGTTGACAAATTAAGTACTGCATCATTGGCTGGCTTGGCCAACAACGCTGCCAAAAGCATATCCACCACACTGGACTGGGCCAAAGGACTACCGTTGCCCGCAGACATCAAGGCCGAATTTGATACCGCAGCCAGAGACGGAGCATTTGCAGCAGACTTTGCAGATTTCAAAATAGATGATCCTATGAAAGCCGTGATCACTCCGTTGCCGGCAGTTGACACAACTGATCGACAAACCCTAGACGCAGCCAGCAAACGCATTGTGGGCAATGACAAAGTTCCCACAGTAAAATACAGCGTGTCAAATCAAATCAATGCACAAAACGAATCATTGGCTTTGGTTAAAAAATTACAAACAGCCAGCAAAGAACTCAACAGAATAGAATTGCAATTGGTTGAAATCAGAAAAACTGTTGTGCCATCGAATGCAGCCGACGGCATACAAATATTAGAAGACACCCTGGGGGAATTGCTGTTGGTAGACAGTCAATATTTAGAATATCGACGCATATCTGATCAACTCGGCAAAATTAATCCTTTGTATAGTGTCACAGCAGAAATTGAAAAAGACGTTGCAAGACTGGTTGGAATTCGAAAACGCCTCGACGCAACCATTGAAAAACTCCGAGAAATCATTGCGCAACGCACCACTGCCTGACAGCCATAAATATTGTCATGACCACATTTATTGGCTTCAACACCATCAATCAATTCAAAAAGTTCACACTCACAGACTTTGATCTGATCCAACGAGACCTGCTGAATGCTTTTAGTATTCGTCAAGGCGAACTGCCAGGTCGCCCGGGCTACGGCACTTCTTTGTATGATTTTTTGTTTGAAAATCAAGTTGAACAGATTTCACAACAGATACGAGCAGAAGTACAACGTGTGGCCGGAGGAGATCCTAGACTCACAATCAATGATATACAAGTATATCCCCAGGAAAATGGCATACTGATACAACTTCAGATCACTGTTATCAACACCACTAACGCTGAAATTCTTAGCATATTCTTCGACGAACAAACTCGCAATGCCAGTTACGTATAACTACGCCGTTTTTATTATTAATAAATAAAGCACGGACGAGACAAAAATGGCAACAACCACAAGACAAACAGCAATATTTGGTGTAGAAGATTGGAAACAGATCTACCAAACTTATCGCGAAGCCGACTTTCAAAGTTATGACTTTGAAACTCTTCGCAAAAGTTTCATTGACTATTTGCGTTTGTATTACCCAGAAACATTCAATGACTACATTGAATCATCAGAATTTATTGCCTTGCTGGATGTCATGGCGTTCATGGGTCAAGCACTAGCATTCCGTACCGACTTAAACACTCGTGAAAACTATATTGACACTGCTGAACGACGAGATTCAGTTGTAAGATTGGCAAATTTGGTGAGTTATACTGCCAAGCGTAATACTGCGGCCGAAGGTTTTCTCAAAGTATTCAACGTTACCACAACTGAAAATGTTGTGGATTACAACGGCGTAAACTTGAGCAATGTCACAATTAACTGGGCTGACCCCACCAATCCAGACTGGCAAGAACAGTTCACTGCAATCATCAACGCCAGTCTTGTTGACAGCCAAAAAGTAGGGCGCCCAGGCAATCGCCAGACTATACTGGGCGTGGATACTGCTGAGTATGGTATCAACTTGGTGTCAGGATTTTTGCCAGTTATCCCTTACACTGCCACAGTGGACGGCATCAGCATGCCGTTTGAAGCCACAACTTCTACTTCAGTAGGACGAGACTATGTGTACGAACCTGCTCCAGTGCCCAACACAGTGTTCAACATGCTGTTTAGAAATGATCAACTGGGATTCCAGTCAGCCAACACCGGCTACTTTTTCTTTTTCAAACAAGGCATTTTGCAAAATCAAGATTTTAATTTAGCCGAACGCATTGCCAACCGCACAGTGGATATCAACGTTGAAGGTGTAAACAATGACGATCGTTGGTTGTTTCAATTGGACAATATTGGCAATATCAGTCGTGAGTGGCAGTACGTTGAAAACGTTTACACAGCAGCCGAACAACGCAACAATATTCTGCAACCAATCTACAGTGTGACCAGTAGATCCAATGACCAGATTACCATGGTGTTTGGTGATGGTGTGTTCAGTGAGATTCCTGTGGGCATATTTCGTGCGTATGTTCGTGCCAGCAATGGGTTGCAATACATTATCAATCCTGAAGAAATGCAAAACGTTGTGCTGCCCATCAGTTACACTGACCGCAACGGCAACTTGCAGACCATCACATTCACCTGCGGTATCACACGTCCTGTGAGCAACAGCCAGGCACGTGAGCCCATTGGCGAAATCAAACAACGTGCTCCTGCACGTTACTACACACAAAACCGCATGGTCAACGGGGAAGATTACAACCTGTTTCCGTACACACAGTACAACTCAATTGTCAAAAGCAAGGCATTGAACCGTGCGTCAATTGGTACCAGCCGTTATCTTGATCTTGTGGACAACACTGGCAAGTATAGTTCAACCAACACATTCAGCAGTGACGGCGGTATATGGAGACAAAATATATTACCTACTATTTTGTTTTCTTACACAAACCGTAACGAAATTGCAGATATCATTACCAATCAAGTGCAACCTAACATTGATGGTAACACTGTGCGACAATTTTATTATTCAAACTTTCCTCGTATTACATCTACCACACAACCCGCAGGAGTCACATGGTTGAGTGGTTACACTTGGAATCAAAGCACCACATTGGCCAATGAGACCACTGGCTACTTTAGAAACACAACTACCAGCGCCACTTGGCCAGATGGTACTCCTATCCCTGTAGGCGACACTACCACCGCCATGTTCAAGTACGTGATCCCTGGTAGTTTGATCAAGTTTGTGCCGCCCACTGGTTATTACTTTGACCGCAACAACAGACTGGTACAAGGCACCCCAACAAAAGCTGATGAGCGAGTAGAAATCTGGGCCAGTCCACAACAAATTGTGGGCGACGGCTACAATGGTGGCCTGGGCAATTTAAGCACAGGTGCTGGACCGGTCACAATCAACAACTTTGTGCCATCTGGTGCTATTGTAGACACCATTATTCCGTTGTTTGTTACAGATATTCCCAATGACATTGAACAACAAATGGCCGAACAGATCTTGTTGTATCGCAACTTTGGTCTAGGTTATGACAGCAACGGTGATATCACCGGAACCCCTTACACTTGGTACCTTATTACCAGTACCAATCTTGATGCATACTCACAAAGCAATAGTGCGTCATGGAGTCAACAGTATGCTGGCAATACGTCTGGTGCAAATCTTGACGCCAGTTGGTTAGTACAATTTGTAGTTCAAAATCAAAACTACACTATCACGTTTCGTGGGCTGAGTTACAACTTTGGCTCGGTGTTGCAAACACGTTTCTTCTTCTACGAAGACCAATTGGTATATGACAGCCGCACTGGTACAATTATCAAAGACTTTATCAATGTGTTGGCCGTGAATACCAAACCTGATTCAACTGAGCCATTGCCAGGCGACATTTACACCACCATCATTGGTCAGCCTGTGGAAAGCGACGGCTATGTCGACGACTTCCAGGTGTTGGTAAGTTATAGAGACAGTGACAATGACGGTGTGCCTGACAATCCTGATTTCTTTGATGAGATAGTAGGACCTGCTACTAGCAGTGGACCTTATGTGTTCCTACAACAAACAGTGGACTTTGATAACTTACAACGTTATTTGTTGGTCGAACAAGGCATAGTAATCTACGACTATGGTACATTGGATGAAATTGAACTGGCCAAAACTGAATGGACACCAGGGCAAGTATTTTATGCCTACGAAGAAAATGCATTCTATCAACTCAGTATCACCGTTACTGGTGTGCGTACTATTATCAGTGTCAGTGGTTGGATTGCCAAAACAGGCAGACAAAGTTTGTACTTTCAATATCGTCATAACTCACCACTGACCAACAGAATTGATCCAGGGTCTACCAATATTATTGACTTGTATGTGGTTACATTGAGTTATTACACTGCATATCAAAATTGGTTGCGCGACACAACAGGAACTGTGCTAGAGCCTGCACTGCCCACCATTGATCAGTTGTCAACTGAGTATCAAGCACTGCAAGATTACAAAATGATTTCAGACAACATTGTGGTCAACTCAGTGATATTCAAACCCTTGTTTGGGCCCAAGGCTGCACAAGAATTACGTGCCACTATCAAAGTTATCCGTGCTCAAAACAGCACAGCCAGTACCAGTGAGATCAAGAGCAGTGTGCTGGCAGAAATGAACAATTATTTCTCAATTGACAAATGGAACTTTGGCGATACATTTTATTTCTCTGAACTGGCAGCATATTTGCACAGACAACTAGGAACAATTATTAGTTCTGTGGTTCTAGTACCATTGGACCAACAAAAGAGTTTTGGCGACTTGTATGAAATTCGCAGTCAGCCCAACGAAATTTTTGCCAATGGGGCTACCATTGACAATATTGATGTGATTGAAGCATTGACCAGTACTAATCTACGTACTGCACCGGGCAGTGGAGTAATTTAATGGCACGAACTAGATCAGTTGATTTTTTACCAGAAATTTTTAGAACTCCGGTCAACAAACAATTTTTGGCAGCAACTCTTGACCAAATGGTACAAGAGCCAAAATTTAA